AGCCTTGAAGTTGTACCACCACTCCCCAAGACGCTTAAACATCCCAACGGATTTTGGCAAGTAATCTCTAATTAGTTTTACATAGAAGTTTGAAAGTTTTTCAACTCCAGATGTAAGCGCACCAAGAAGACCGCCATTTTTACCCCACGCGGCAACGCTCCCAGAAGTGGTTCTTAGTGCCTTGTCAACAGCCTTGTACATCGTCTCAAGAGCGACTTTTGTATCACCTAAAAATCCTTGACCAAAGTCAGCAAGATTTCCTCTTAGCATGGTGAAATATTTTTTAAATTGAGAAAATAGCGTTGAGTTGATTGCGTCAAATTGCCCAGTTACACCGCCAAGTGCAGACAACTTTCCGCTATTCATTGCGGCAATAAATTTTTCTTTGGTATTGATTCCCTGCTTGTCGGCCTGCTTGATTGCCTCAACCATTGCTGGCCCAAGTTCTTTTGCTGAGGCTTTAACCTGAGCGTAAGATTTCTTTGAATCCTGTAATGTCGCTACAAGTTCCGCTGCTTTTTCTACGCCCTGTTCAAGTGGTTGACCAGCAGAAGCAAAGTCCATCAATCCTTTTAGATACTTTTGGCTTGTTGCATTGAAGGACACATTTTGATTCTTTGAAACCGTGGCAAATGCCTTATTCAGGTTTTCCATTCCAAGACTTGCGAGGTCTGCGTCCATCGTCAGGTTACGCATCACCATTCTGGTTTGGTTTAGTCCACTGCCAAACTCTTTTGCGGTCTTGGTCTTGTATGCGTACATCGCTGCCTGCTGTTCGCGAACCGCCGCTGAAGCAATTGCAACTGCCGTAGTTAGTCCAGCAGCCGCTCCAGCCATCCCCTGCATGGCGACTTGATACGCCTTAACTGCAAATCTTCCAAGAATAAACGCACCGTGAGTGACAACCATCGCTGCACCAAGAGCAGCCATCTGCATCGTTGCGATTTTCAGCATTGACACAAGACCCTTCATGGTCATTGCGCCCATTTTGCGGATTATCTTGTCAGTAGAGTCAATGACCTTTTTCCATCTATCGGTCTGCTTGCCAGCACCACCCATAGAACTACCCATCAATTTTGATGCAGCAGCATTAAGAAGCATGTCCTTGGACAGCCCTTTTATTTCGCGCCTTAGACCTTTGACGCTACCAATTGTTCTTAGTATCGCCCCAGTGTCAGCCCGCGAACTGATTTTAATAGATGGGTTTTGGTCAGCCATATTTAGATTTTCTCTAATAGGGCGGGCCGAGTGGAGTGCTACTTGTCTCTTTCGCGCCGTTCTCGCTCGCGGTCGTTAGATATAACTTTAGCACATGCCATCATTATCATCCATTGCTCTTGGGTGTAATTGAGCAATTCTATTGGACTTGTCCCCCACAATTCGCCGAGACGAGCGGCGTTTACGATTGTGGAATCTTCAACTAGTTCGCTGAAGATTCCTTCGTAGGGTCCACGGTGTCCACCGTATCCGAATATCCAGCGGCTTCAAGAATTGCAAGCGCTGCACCTTCTGCTGCACATGCGAACTTCAATGAATCCAAACCATTCTTGGTGTCTTCACCAGCGTTGCGGCGCCATGAGCGAAGTTGTTGCTGTGAGATGTTTGGACTGATAATCAACTTGACGCCAGGTCGTTCTGGAACTTCAAGGTGAACTGTTGGTCGCTCAACTTTTTTCTTAATTGCAGCGGTCAACTGGTCAAGAACAGTCTGTTCTTTCGCGCTCTTTGCTGGGACAGCCTTCTTCGCTGGCTGTTCTGGTGTTTGCTCTGAATAAAGTTCTGAATTTGTCATAGCCGACAAACTAGCACAGGACCAATAGTGAGCCTGTCAACAGTTGCGCTAAAAGCGTATATTTATTGGTTGATTTGGCTTGCAACATTTGAGACCGAGAAGGTCAAAGCAAATGTTGAAGGTGCACCAGATGACGAGTCGCCGTCTGGCTCGGTCAAACCAACAAGGAGTGACTTGGAGTAGATGCGGTCAAGACCAGGAACCTTGAGGTCGCAGTTGAATACTTCAACCGTGATGTCGTAGTAAGCCTTGCCCACCATCGTGCGGAGGATTGCCAACTTCTTGTCAACATAGTTCTTGTCATCGGTCAAAACGCCTTCTTTTTCAAAGTCGTAGTGAGCGGTGAGTGTAATGTCGCCAATGTCAAATGGAGCACAAAGAACCGTTGGTGACGAAGCGCCACCTTCGTAGATTTTTTCTACTGAAGCAGTGATTTCTCCACCAGATACCTGAGCGAACTTGAATGCTTCCCACTTTGGTGGTTTAGTTTCAAGAATGTTTGCCGAATTGTGTGGAGCAATCCGTGCGATTACTTGCCTTTGGGATACCTTTGCCATGTCTTATTCCTCCGTGGCTCAGACGACTGACTTAGTCAGGTTTGACTTGATGATGTCAACTTCAATTTTGTCGCCGACACTTGATACACGCAATCCTACGCGAGCCTTAACAAGGCCAGTTGCAAGTTGCGAAGTTGGGTTCAGCGTTGAGTCGCACTTTACGGTATAACCGAAGTCAATCCGCTTTCCAGTTGCGTCAAATGCTTCAAACAAAGCACCGTTGACACGGAGTGGCTCAAGGATTGCAAAGAGTTTTGATTCAACACTTGCAAAAACGGTATTGCGTCCGTCAATCACGCCGAAGAGCAGGTCTTCAAGTGAGCGGTTGGCTTCAATAACGACTTGGTTAACAACATCTTGCGCTGTGATATAGCGGAAGTTGTCGGTATCCGAGGACATACTGCGTGCTCCGTAGATGCGAACCGTGTTGTTAATAACACGGATTGCATTTACATAAGCATCGTCAATTGCGTCTCCGTTGGTCTTGTCAATGTCAGTTGCGACGCCGTTTACGAAGCGTGCTGCTGAAATCAATCCAGCGCCAGGCTGATGTGCGCCAGTTTGCACATGTGCAATAGCGCGCTTTGCTGCTGCGTATCCAACTGGTGGAATCAAACGGTTGATTCCATTCGTTGATGTTGGGATGTAAACCCAAGGGTAAAAGTAAGCAACATGCTCGGTGTTTACATCTGCAGCCGAAAGCGCAAATCCAGCAGTCTTTGTTTCTGCAATCGTGTCATCAAAGGCACCATGCAAGAATGCAAGACGGTTGTAATTGTTGGCATGGTTTGCAAGGCCAGTCTGAACCGTCGTGTGGCTTGACTCTGGACAAACAACAACACCAGTTCCGTATGAATCCAAGAAGTCGCTCAATGCTGTTACATAGTCGGCAACAACAACTGAAGCGCGGTCATCGCTTCCAGCGCTAAGCGCTGTCGCTGCCATGACTTCAGGCTGTGGTGAACCAGTTGCCAAAAGGTCTGTTGCTACAACGATTGCCGAGGCTGCTGCGCTGCTGTTGATGCGTCCAACTGCTTGTGCGGTTGTTGAGCAGTTTCCAGTGCTGTAGACCAAGTTGCCATCTTTGCGGATAAGGATGATAAATGTTCCAGTTGCGGTTCCAGCGGTTACCTGAACAGTGACATTGTCACTCCAGTCGCCAGCACCATTGGCACGAATCGTCATGACATTGTCTCCGCCAACGCCGCCCTCGTTCAAGGAGATTGCGCCGATTGTCGCAGCAGGTCCAACTACGCGCGAAATGTAAGCGCGGGTGCCACCCTCTTCAAAGAAGGTTTGAACTGTTGGGTGCAGGTAGGCATATGAAACATAGCCACCGTATACTGCTTCAAATTCTGCAAGGCTTGTTACAAGCGTTGCTTGGCCTGCAGGGCCGCTTTCTGCCAAGCCGACAGCGAACATCTGTGATGTCTCAACTGATGCTGGTGCTGATGGACCTTGTCTTACTGCTGTTGTGATGTTTACGCCTGGCATGACACCTTCCTAAATTCCTCGCGGGAGATAACGCCGTGTTATTTCTCCCATTGTACAGCTTCTTTTTCTTTTGGTTTTACTTTTGATGCAGAGTTGCTTGATGTTACTTCGCGAATAACGACCAATGCCCCAGACTTGATTCCTGCTTCACAAATTTTGCAATTTGCATCAACAGCAGCAACTCCACGAGAGTGGATTTGGCGACCATCTTCGTCTATGACGAATGGTCCAGGAGTTACATTCTTTACAATTTTGCTTGGCTTATCAAAATTAGTTTGTTTTTCCACAGTGTCAAGCAATGCGAATAAATGTGCCATTTTTGTTTCCAATCGTTAAAACCAGTAGCCAATTGTACCCAATAAATGGACTATGGAAGTCAACTAGGCCAATCAGCAGTTGGGAGGTCGGTGTCAGAAAGATTTTGTTGTCTAACACTGAGTTCAATCTCAGACAATTCGGCAATATCTTGACGAGTGACGACCTCGTTAATGCTCAGCGTGTAGCCAAGGTACGAGCCAGACATGACTCTGTCGCCCTTAAGAAGTGTTGTGTCTGAAAATTCTTCACGCAACGAGCCTTCGTCAATCATTACCTGAAATGACTGTCGTGGGTCTGTCGCTTGAAGACACGGGTAATCAAGCAGGGCTGAACGAACAACAGTGGTGAGCCTGTCTCTGGCAATTGTTGCCTCTTCCGACCCGAGGGCTCTGCACCAAATATATGTGCGCATTACATAGTCAACTCTGTAGAGCGGGTCTGGACCGTCATAGGCGATTCTTTCAAATCCAGAAGTATTGATTGCCACTGTGATAATTGTTGGCCAGTCATCAAGCGCCAATGGCTCGTATGTTAAGTACTTTGCTGGAGATGGAAGTTCAGTGTCGCTTATGTCCCACCCGTTGCGATATCTAACAACTCGTTGCGGTATATCTAATTGTAAATAATTAGAAACATATTGTTTAGCAAACTGGGCACCATGCATTAGCGGATTGTCGTAGATTGGCATATTAGATATTTCCGTTCGCTACAAAGTCTGCGGCCATGTCGGCAATTTCTTTTGTCCAAAGTTCTGGTGCAAAAAGTATCTGTCGTTTTGGCATCTTGGTTGTTCCGTATTGATGGAACTTTGCATACTCAACACCCTCAACAGAGTATGACGCCCATGTGTCATGAGCATCAATTTCAGGTCCAACAACAGCAACCGAATTAAAAAGTCTTCCAGTTCGTATCATTGGTGGAGCACCTGGGAATCGCGTTGCTTTCCACGCGGCATACTTCGGAGACAGTGGGCTCCAACCACCAACTTCAAGTCCGTTTGACAGATAGTTGCTTTTTGTATATTTGCGTAAAGCAAGTCCTGCTTTTTCAAAGACTGGTTTTAGGTTACGCGCTCTTTGGCGCATGTCCCTTAGTTCTTCTTCTGTTCCCTCAAGTCCAGATTCGTCAACATCAAGGCGTAAATCAAAATTACGCATTAGGCAATCCTATTTCGTCTATACCGTTTCACCATCATTAGTTCTTTTTCCAAGAACCCAGTTTCAGCAACAGCGACACCACGAGGGTTGAGGTCTTTAACACCGACAACATCGTCGTGCATGTTTTGCATTTCT